AATTAAAGCAACTTCAGCAGCAAGTGACGCTGGTCGATCCGAAGCCGTGTCTTTGCTGATTATAGATGAGGCAGCGTTTATTGAGGGTATTGAACCAATTTGGGCATCTGCTCAACAAACCTTAGCTACTGGAGGTGGAGCAATAGTATTGTCAACTCCATTTGGTACAGGAAATTGGTTTCATAAAACATGGGTAAGAGCAGAAGCAGGTGAAAATAACTTTTTACCAATTAAGTTACCTTGGAGTTTACATCCAGAACGAGATCAAGCATGGAGAGACAAACAAGATGTAGAATTAGGTGATCCAAGATTAGCAGCACAAGAGTGTGACTGCGATTTTACAACCTCAGGTGAGGTAGTTTACTATCCAGAACATCTTGAATATATGATGACTACTAACGTTGTTGAACCAATGGAAAGACGAGGAGTAGATAAAAATTTATGGGTGTGGGAAGCACCTGACTATTCAAGAAATTACATGGTAGTAGCCGACGTCGCTAGAGGTGACGGTAAAGACTACTCAGCATTTCACATATTTGACTTAGAAACAAACGCTCAAGTAGCAGAATTTAAAAGTCAATTGTCACCAAAAGAATTTGGATATATGTTAGTTGGTATTGCAACAGAATACAACGAAGCACTGTTAGTAGTTGAAAATGCTAACATTGGTTGGTCAACATTAGACGCTATATTAGAAAGAAACTACAGAAATCTTTACTATTCACCTAAAAGTGACTCCCCAACTTCTGATTCGTATAGTAGATATGAAGACACATCGAAAATGGTACCGGGTTTTACTATGTCATTAAAATCACGACCACTAGTAATCAACAAAGGAAGAGAGTATTTAGGTGATCATAGTGTTATCATTAGATCAAAACGACTAATTGAAGAAATGAAAATATTCGTTTGGAAAAATGGTAGAGCAGAAGCACAAACAGGTTACAATGACGATTTAGTAATGTCTTTTAATACAGCAATGTATGTAAGAGACACAGCGTTAAAAAACAAACAACAAGGAATTGAAATGACAAGAGCAACAATTGGAAACATATCAAGACCTTCTCAATATCAAGGAGCTTACTTTGCATCAGGAACGGACAATCCATACTCAATGAAAGTAGGCAACGATCAAAACGAAGACATAAGTTGGTTAATTAATTAAATAAAAAAATGGCAGATAAAAGTATATTTCCGAGGTTAAAACGATTATTCTCAACTGACGTAATTGTCAGAAACGAAGGAGGCAATCAACTTCGAGTAATGGATGTTAATTCAATCCAACAAAGTGGTGAATATGAAACAAATTCATTAGTAGACAGGTACAGTAGAATATACTCACCTAATACCACATCACTTTATGGTCAACAGTTAAATGTTAACTATCAATATTTAAGAGCCCAACTATATTCAGACTATGATGTAATGGACACAGACGCTATTATAGCTTCTGCTTTAGACATTGTGTCAGATGAATGTTCTTTAAAAAATGAAATGGGTGAAGTGTTACAAATTCGTAGTTCAGATGAAGACGTTCAAAAAATACTTTACAACTTGTTTTATGATGTGTTAAACATTGAGTTTAACATGTGGTCTTGGGTTAGACAAATGTGTAAATATGGTGACTTTTTCTTGAAGTTAGAAATAGCTGAAAAGTTTGGAGTGTACAATGTTATACCATACACAGCATATCATATTATGCGCCAAGAAAATTACGACAAAGAAAATCCAGCATCAGTAAGATTTAGATTTAGTCCAGATGGTTATGTTGGAGGTACAGGACAGTATACTGTTCCAAATCAAAAAGCACAAGATGATTCAAGTGGAATATATTTTGACAACTATGAAATGGCTCACTTTCGTTTATTAACAGATGTTAACTATTTACCTTATGGTCGTTCATACATTGAACCTGCACGTAAGTTATTTAAGCAATACACATTGATGGAAGACGCTATGTTGATTCATAGAATATCTCGCGCTCCAGAAAAACGTGTGTTTTACATTAACGTTGGTGCTATTCCTCCTAATGAAGTAGAAAACTTCATGAAGAAGACAATTACCACAATGAAGAAAACACCATATATGGATCCTCAAACTGGTGAATATAACTTAAAGTACAACATGCAAAACATGTTAGAAGATTTTTACATTCCAGTTCGTGGCAACGATACAGCAACTAAAATTGAAACTACTAAAGGTTTAGAATACAATGGCATTGAAGATGTGGCTTATTTAAGAGACAAGTTGTTTGCTGCTCTTAAAGTGCCTAAAGCATTTATGGGTTACGATAAAGATTTGTCAGGTAAAGCAACATTAGCAGCAGAAGACATTCGTTTCGCTCGTACAATTGATAGAATTCAACGTATTATATTATCTGAATTGTATAAAATTGCATTAGTACATTTGTACACTCAAGGATATAGAGGCGAAACATTAACAAACTTTGAAATTTCATTAACTACTCCATCTATTATCTACGATCAAGAAAGAATTGCGTTAATGAAGGAAAAAGTAGACTTAGCTAAAAATATAATGGAAGCTCAATTGTTGCCTACAGATTGGATTTACCACAACGTATTCCATTTTAGTGAAGATCAATTTGATGAATACAGAGAACTTATTTTACAAGACGCTAAGCGCAAATTTAGACTAGGTCAAGTAACTGAGGAAGGAAATGATCCATTAGAAACAGGCAAGTCATATGGTACACCACACGACTTAGCATCATTGTACGGTAAGAGTAGAATGACATCTGATCCAAGTAATGTACCAGCAGGATATGGTGATGAATCAACATTAGGTCGTCCTAAAGAAAAGGCATCAAACATTAACACTCAAGACAATGTATTTGGCAGAGACAGGTTAGGCAGAAAAGACATGAAGATAGATGATCAGCCAGGATATGGAAGCAACAAGTCATTAAATGAAACTACTTACCTTAAAAATAAGCAATTCTTAAATGAAATTGAAAAGAAATTAGTGTTTCAATCTGACAAATCAAAAGAATCATTACTTGACGAAAATCAATTGCGAGATTAAAATTTCCTTATATATTTATAACAAAAAATACAATCTAGATGTTAGTAAAACATTCAAAATTTAAGAATACAGGTATACTTTTTGAGCTTTTAGTTCGACAAATTACCGCAGATACATTATCTGGTAACGACTCAAAAGCAACCAATATCTTAAAAAAATACTTCAACAAGACAGAGCTAGGTCGTGAATATAAACTATATGAAAGTTTATTAAAACGTACTAACTTAACTGAAGGTAAAGCAGACATCATAATCAACTCAGTCTTAGAAAGTTCTAAACAACTTAACAAGTCTGCTCTTAAAAGACAGAAGTACAATTTAATTAAAGAAATTAAAGAACACTACAATTTAGAGGAATTTTTTAAAACTAAGTTACCTAACTATAAAGCACATGCTGCATTATACACTCTGATTGAAGCACACGATAATAAATCAGTGTCAACAGATCAGGTAATTACCAATAAATTAGCCATATTAGAACATTTAACTTTCGCAGTTAAGAAAGAAAATAAACCGGATGAATTGATGGAAGAATTTTCTAAGTATGATAACGATACTCGCATTTTAACTTACAGAATATTACTTGATAAATTCAACAACAAGTATGCTGACTTTAGTGACAGTAAAAAATCTATTCTTAAAGAATTCATCAATAGTGTAGACAATCCAACAAAATTAAAGGATTTTTACAACATTAAAATACAAGAAATTAAGAAAAGTCTTATTGTGTTAAATAAAACAACTAAAAATCCAGTTACTAAAATTAAATTAGATGAAACAGTAAAAAATGTTTTAGTTAGTTTAGAAAAAAACGATAAAATCAACAACGATCATATAGTTAACTTATTACAATATTGTGATTTACTTGAAGAACTAAAACAAGTCAATGGAAAATAAATCAGGTATTTCAACAACACCTTCCCAAGTAGACCCAGAAACAGGAACAGTAACTTGGGATGTTAAATATGAGGCTAATTATGCCTTAATATATAAGACATTTAGAACTCTTGTTAATGAGTATAAAAAATTCATCACATTTGATGAGGTTAAAAAAGATCCAAAATTTAAAGAAATATACAATGGTTTAGGATATGTGTGGAATCAATTTAGAACTCATTTGAGAGCTAATTATCCAAAACAATATAAATCATTGTCATCTATAAACGAAGAAGAAGTTAAAGAACTTGTTCGTAAACGCTTAAAAGAAATGAGTTCAACTGGAGGAGGAGCTAGCGCAGGTCACTTCACACCAGGTGAAGGAGCTCAGTATGCAACTCCATATGCTTTTAATCCTAAAAAGGGAGCTAAAGGAGCTCAAAATATTTACTATTACAAGTTAGGTTGGAAACCAGTTGACGCTGAAAAGCTTCACAAACAATCTAAAGCTATTGATCATAAAGATTTATGGAAAAAGAAATTAGAAGAAGAACAAACGTCTCAATCATATGTTGATTCATTAAACTTACAAGAACCAGCATTGAAAAAATTTATAGGTGACAGAATAGGTGACTACGATAAAATTGAAGATAAGTTAAATACTTTACTGCCACTATTGAAAAAATCAAAAGAAGAAACTATGGAGTACTATAAAATGTCTCCTGACTTTCAAGTTAAGTATGGTACAGATTTAGCAGTAGATTACCTAGACGATTTAATAACATTATTCAGAGATAAAAAATAACATGAAAAAATCAAAATTGAAAATGATTATAAAAGAAGAAATTAATAAAATTATATCTGAATCTCAACAATTAAAATCATTGGAACAACAAGCTAGAGATTTTGTTTCAAAATATGGTAAAGTTAAAGTCAAACTATGAGTAATTTTGATCATATTAGAACTTTAGATAATTTACTAGAAAAAACATTTAAAAAATTAAATAATATTCATCCTGAAGAAACTGATAAAAATATTGCTTTAACTAATTTAATAAAAGGATTTAATAGTATGTATAAAAACATTCAAAATGATTTAATGAATCCTTACTATGAATCTAAAGATTATAATGTTGAAGAAGCAATAATTGAACGTTTAGAAGGATTAGTTAAATTAATGAGCATATTTATAGAATTTGAAAAATAAAAAATAACATGACACTACAAGAACAATTCAACTCCATTAAAAATGGTAAAGGAAATAAAGATCAATTCCTAAAACAGGCAAGACACACTTATCCACAGTATCTTACTAAATTCTTAGACTTTGACACTTCAGTAAATATATTGAAGTCTAAACAACTTATCAATGAAGCAATTGGTGGAGTTGTTACTAAAGGATTTAACATTACTGACTGGAAACAAATATTCGAGGCTGAAGTTAAAGCAGAAGAAAAAAGTATATCTAAGGAAGCAGAAGATGCTAACCGAAATATGTACGATAATAAAAACGTAAAAAACGCTGATAACATCAACTTTAACGAAATATTAAAAGGATACTTAGCAGAATTAGGCGATCCTAAAAACGCAGGTAAAACTGGAGATGAGTTAAAAGACATCGTAGTTAAAAACTTAGGAAAAGATTGTTTACACTACACTAAAGATGGAATGTTTGGAGTTAAAGGTGTTGGTTTTACAACTGAAGCACCGGGTTTAGGTGAGCCTAAAGCCCCAAAAGGAAAGCATAAAGCGTCAGGATACGGTGACATTGAAAAAGAAGTAAAAGTAAAATCAAATGTTCAAGACTCATTAGGCGACAAAGAAGCTAAAACTTCTGATCCTAAAAAAGTTAAAGAAATGACAATAACTCCTCAAAACTCTGCTGGTGTTAAAAAAATGAAAATACCTGGTGCTGAAAAGACAATGAAGTTGCAAGAAAATTTAGGTCATAATGAAATTAGCAGTATTACACCTGAAGGAAGATTTTGGATTGTTACTTACCGTACAATGAATGGAACTAAAGAAAAATCATTTAATTCTGAAAGAGAAGCAGAACAATTTTTAATGGATCAAGATACTGATCCAAATTTAGATCAACCTATAGAAGAACAAAAAATTCGTTCTGTAATAGCTAAAATTATTCAAGAAGA